ATTTTCCAGCACCGCAGACATGCACCAACTCGCAACCAATGACCTCTCAATCATGAGACAGATTGATGTGAGCACCACAATCATGTGGGACACCCTTAAAGCCCTCTCAGAGCACTGTGATGACATAGCTTATTTGACCGTTGGTTCAAACCACTGTCAATGGCGTGTAAACAAACAGAAAATCGGCACAGGCCACGATGACTGGGGTGTCCATGTGGGGCGCACATTAGCCAGGCTAAGCCAAGAGGTTGGGCTACCAATCAGATTCTTTGAGCCTAATGAGTGGGATGAAAGCCTGGTCCATGATGTCTTTGGTGACAATTTTCACCGCCTAGGACTATTTCACGGCCACCAGGCGGCCAGACCTGACGGCATCCCAGGCTGGATAGCTAAGCAAATGATGGGCAATCAGGCCATTTCAGGGGCCACGCTGTATGCCACAGGGCATTTTCACCATTTGCAGGTCCGTGAAGTCGGAAATACCGAGCGCAACACCTCCAGGTATTGGGTTCAGGCCAAGACCATGGACTCAGGCTCAGACTGGTACAGAAATTCAGGCGGCATGGGTGACTCTGATTGTGGCGTGGTATGCATCCCGCTGGAAAAAGGAAAAGAATTCCAAGGAACGGTGCTGGTGTTCTGATGAAGCCATTTGACCTAGATTTGTACACACAGGATGACAAGGCCAAGCTTCTAATCATTGACTGGCTCAAGACATTCAACATAGAGGCAGAGGTCAACCCAGACCAGTACGGCATTGACCTACTTGCATCAGGCCCTAGAGGCTTCTATGAGGTAGAGGTTGAGGTCAAGCACAACTGGACAGGGCCACAATTCCCCTTTGACACCGTACATTTTGCAGGGCGCAAAGAAAAGTTCATCAAAGACTCAGAGCGCAACCTATTCATGATGCTCAATGACGGCCTTACTCACTGCCTAGTAGTGAACGGTAAGGAACTTACCAAGGGCAAGAGAGTCCACAAGCGCACTGTCTACACAGAGGGCGAGCAGTTCATTGAGGTCCCTCTAAACGCCTGTAAGGTCCTGAGGATTTTATGACCCCCCCCTCTACACACAACTGGGATTCAAGCCGCCGAAGAAAAGACCCCCCAGGATGGGCGGCAATCAGGCAAGTAGTTATCAAGAGAGCCCTAGGGGTATGCCAACACCTACCCCAAGGCGGCCACGCATCAGAGCGGTGCTACTTACAAGGCACAGAGGTTGACCACATTGTGAACCTAGCTCAGGGCGGGAGCGAATCCCTGGACAACCTCCAGCTGTTATGTGTGTGGCATCACAAGCGTAAGACAGCGCTGGAGGCTACAGCAAACAGACCAAGGCTGACTGAGCGTCATCCAGGCGAAAAACACCCAGGATTTATCAATGACTAATAGTGCCCTCTACCCCCTCTCCCCCAGACCCCCTAAAAAGGCTCTTTTGGCCCCTATTTTGTGCGACTCTAGACCCTGGGCAGGGACCCCCTCCCCACCCCCTAGGTAGGGCGGAGAGGTGCTGTGGATAGCTGTGTGTGCAAAATCTGAGGCTTTCGACCCCTTTGTTTACTGGGCTGTAGAGCATTAGCCAATTCCAGGATGAACTTGACCTAACCTCTATGTAACGATAAACTGGGGCTATGAATACATGCGAAGTATGCGGCACCCCAGTAACGGCAGGGGCAAGAGGGCGCAAACCTAGATTTTGCGGGACCGCTTGCAGGGTCCGTTCACACCGTGGGCATCACATCCCAGTTGAGCTCAGAGTTTTACCCCGCTGGATTAGGCACAACAACAAAGTGCCAATCACAAGCCAGGGACATTCAGCTAGTTCAACCAACCCTTTGACCTGGACTGATTACCAAACAGCATCCAAATCAAAAGCAGGACAAGGTTTAGGCTTTGTTTTGAACGGTGATGGAATTGTCTGCATAGATTTAGACCATTGTTTTGATGGCAAACCAAATAAAGAGGCACAAAAACTAATTGATTCATTGCCAAACACTTACATTGAAGTTAGCCCCAGTGGGACTGGCTTGCATGTTTGGGGTTATGCGACCCTGGAAAAGGGCCGCCGCTTTAGCCGCAATGGCTTGAGCGTAGAAATCTACCCTAATGGCCGTTACCTCACAGTGACAGGCCAGGCACTAACCAGGGCACCGCTCCAAGAGTTAGACTTGGCGCACCTACTTACCTAGCGAAATGCTGGGCACAATCCGAAATGGAGACACAGATGGGCATGGCAGGAAGAAAACCCGCAGACAGGCCGACAGTAACCAGGCACAAGCCAACGGTTGACTGGACCGAGATTGCAAATGTTCTCTATGACGGCCCAACACCAGAGCTCCCACTGAGCCGCTCGGTAATCAAAGAGGGCGAGCCAATCGAAATTCCGATTGAGAACCGCACCAGAGATTGGTGGAGCGCACTCACTCAAATGCCACACTGTATTTTGTGGCAGGACTCAGACTGGGCTTTTGCGATTGATACCGCAATGGTTCACGCAATGGCTAATCATGGCATCATTTCGGCAATGGCTGAATTAAGGATGCGTGAAAAGGTAATGGGCACAACCGTGGATTCCCGTAGAGACCTCAGAATCCGCTATGTGGACTTTGAGGATGAAGCACCACAGCTTGAGGCAGTTGCCAACATTGAGGACCGCCGCCAGAGATTGCTTGATGCGTGAGCGCATTAGGGCTGACAACCATGACCGCAAACTCTCACTAGGCTGGGTTGCGATTTGGTGGATTGAGACATTTTGTGTCCACGGCCCAGGTGATGTCCAGGGTGAGCCAATAGAACTTGATGAAGAGTTTGCTGGATTCGTCTTGGATGTTTACGCCCTGGGTGATGATGGCCGCAGACTTTATGATTCCTCATTTATGTCAAGGGCCAAAGGCAGAGCCAAGTCAGAGCTGGCAGGGTTCATCACATTGTTTGAGGCTATGGGCCCAGCAAGATTTGACGGATTCGCCACAGGTGTTGAGACATACACCAGGGATGGCTTTGTTTACAAATACGCTGACGGTGAGCCCGTAGGGAGGGCCGTTGTTGCCCCCATAATCCGTTGCCTAGCGACAGAGGAGGGCCAGGCTGGCAATACCTATGACAACATTTATTTCAACCTCTCAGAGGGGCCGCTATCAAATGGGCTCCCAAGGGATGCCGCTGGCCTGACCAGAATCTTTTTGCCAGGTGGTGGGGAAATCATTCCATCCACTGCTTCCAATAGTGCCAAGGATGGTGGAAAAGAAACATTTGTGGTGTTCGATGAAACCCACCTGTACACAACCAGAGAACTAAAACGGATGTATGACACCGTTAGGCGCAACCTGGCAAAGCGTAAAGCGGCAGAGCCGTGGTCACTTGAGACCTCCACCATGTACTTACCTGGTGAAAAATCAGTGGCAGAGGAAACACATGACCTAGCCAAAATGATAAATGAAGGCAAAGTCAAAAGACAAAGACTTTTCTTTGACCACCGTGAGGCTGATGCTGACATTGACTTGTCCGATGAAGCCCAGGTCAGAGCTGGAATCTTAGAAGCCTACGGGCCATTTGCTGAGGTCATGGATGTTGAAAGAATCATGTCTGAGTTTTATGACCCACGAAATGACCCACAGGATTCACGCCGTTACTACTTCAATCAACCCACCAGCGCAAAAGACTCATGGGTCAGTGCTCCAGAGTGGGCCGCAACCTACGCCTCCAAAGAGGTTGGCAAGGGTGAGGAAATTACACTGGGCTTTGACGGCTCAAGGAAACGCATAAGAGGAACCACAGATGCCACCGCCCTAATTGGGTGCCGTGTTTCTGACGGCCACCTCTTTGAAATCAAAGTCTGGGAACAACCTAGCGGCCCCGCTGGGGAGGACTGGGAAGTCCCTATCACTGATGTTGACAATCAGGTCAAACAGGCATTTGAGGATTACAAAGTGATTGGCATGTTTGCTGACCCCGCAAAATGGGAAAGTTACATTGCACAATGGGAAGCCGCTTACGGCAAAAAGCTAAAAGTCAAATCAACGGTGAACCATCCCATTGAATGGTGGATGACAGGAAACAGGTCTTATCTTGTAGTCAGGGCATTGGAGCAATTTCAAAATGCTGTGATTGACAAGGAACTAACTCACAACGGGTCAGTATTATCTAGACATGTCCTCAACTCTCGCCGCCGCATAAGCCGTTCAGGAATCTCTATTGCCAAGGAACACCCTGAGTCACCAAACAAAATTGATGCCGCAGTTGCGGCGGTCCTGGCATACCAAGCCAGGCTCCAGGCTCTCTCTAAAGGGAAAGCCACAAAGAGCACATTCATCCCCCGCAGATTAGGTTAGGAAACTTATGGCTACTCAGCTAACAGAATTGGAACAGGGCATGCTCAAAAAGCTTGCTAAAGAGCAGGGCAGAATGAACTTGCTAGAGCGCTACTATGACGGGGATGCCCCATTGCCTGAGGGCGCTGAGGGACAGTCACGGGCTTACCGTAGATTTCAGAAAAAGGCCCGCCTGAACATTGCTCAGCTTTCGGTTGCCGCAGTGCGTGAGCGTATGCGTGTTGGTGGTTTCCGCACTGGTGCTGATGACGATGAAAACGGGGATGTCATGGCCCGCCGACTTTGGAAGGCCAACAAGCTTGATGTCTATTCCGCAGACCTTCACACCTTTTTCCTAAAGTTTGGTGAAGCTTATGCCATTGTAGGAATGAAAAAGGGCAGGGAACACCCACTGGTTACAGTTGAGGACCCACGCCAGATGCAAATCATTTCTGACCCAGAGGACCCCTCAGAAATCCTTTGTGCTCTCAAGGTGTTCTCTGAGTATGGTTTTCACTGTGCGTATTACTACTACCCTGACAGAATTGAAGTTTACAAAAAGACCCAAGAGAACAGCCCCTTTGATGTTGATGGCTACATGTATCAAGAGGAAATGAGCTCACTCAATCCGCTTGGTGAAGTCCCAGTTGTGAAGTTTACAAACATGGATGAAAAAGGCGAGTATGAGCCTTACCTGGATTTGATTGACAGAATCAACCACATGATACTCCAGAGGCTAATCATTGCCACCACTCAGGCCTTCAAACAAAAGTGGCTCAAGGGCGATTTTCCCACACATGATTCTGATGGTAATGAAGTTGATTACAACGGTTTATTTGAATCTGCTCCAGGCGCTATGTGGATGCTTCCAGAGGATGCTGACATTGGCGAGATGGGCCAGACAGACACCAATGACATTCTTGCCGCAGTTAGGGCAGACATCCAGGACTTTGCCGCAGTGACCAGGACCCCAATGCACTACCTCAACTCAGAGGGTGCAAACCAAAGCGCTGAGGGTGCCGCTCTTTCCCGTGAGGGTTTGGTGTTCAAGACCGAGGACCGCATTGCCAGGGCAACCGTTGGCTGGTCCAAAGTTATGTCGCTGATGTTCAAGTACACTGGTGACACAATCCGCTCTGAGCTCTTGGACTTGGAACCAATCTGGCAAACCCCAGAACGCTACAGTCTCTCTGAGCGAGCAGACGCAAACAGCAAGTTCCAGGACATCCCGTTCAATTCTAGAATGACTTTGATTGGACAGTTCAGCCCAGCTGAAATTGCTGAAATGGAAATTGAAAGAGCTGGCGAACAGATTTTCAACGCAACTTTGACAGGTGGAATTGGTGGTCAGCTCTAGCGATTTGAGCAAAGCTTACATGACTGTAAGCGGCGCAACCATGGATGTTGCGGCCCAGCAAGCCCGTGAGCAATTTTTATCACTTGGCTCATGGCGAACCGCTGACATTGATAGGTTTGTTGGCGGCATTGCTCCAGCCGTCACCCAGGCTAAAAACACAATGGCCAATTACTCTCTTAGTTACTATAAGGAAATGGCTGGCATAAATAAAAAGAGTTTCACTATGCCTAAAAATGTCAAGGCACAACTAAGCACAGCTCTACTGAGAAATAATGTGGTTACAGATAGGGATGTCTGGGAACGGCCATTGAAAGAAATGTGGACCTCTCTCTCTAAGGGTGATGATTTTTCTGATGCCCTAGAGCTTGGAGCACAGCGAGCCACTTCTATTGCTCGCACTGAGGTCCAGCTAGCCAGGCGTGAGGCGGGCCTACTGTCTCGCAAAGCCAATGACAATGTTGTTGGGTATTTGAGAACACTGTCTGGCTCTGAGAGTTGTGGCCTTTGTTACATAGCCTCAACACAGCGCTACACCAGGGGTGACTTATTACCCATTCACCCTGGATGCGATTGTGGCGAAATGCCAATCTATGGGGACACAGATGTGGGTCAGATTATTGACCAGCAACAACTTGATGCAACACATGAAGCTGTGTCCGAGCGCTTTGGTGTCCAGGATGCCAGCGCCCGTGAAATTGATTACCGTAAAATTGCCATCAGAAACCACGGCGAGCTTGGCCCTTATCTTTCCGTGAAGGGGCAAAAGTTTACCAAGGTTCCTAAGGTTGAACTGGGTAACCCAATCAAGGCACCCAAAAGAGTTACAGCCACCCCATTCAAAGAGCGCATTGGGCTAAAGCTAAAAAACATAAATGCTCAAACGATTACTAATGACATAAGGCTGGAGGTTGGTGATGTCTTTGTGCCTGGCCTAAAAGGTAAGGCAAAAATTCAAACACTTGGGCCCAAGACATCAGGGCACTTAGAGGCAATCAAAGCGGTTGGCAAAGACATTGATGATGAAATTGGCAAGAGAGTAAAAAAGGCCATTGGAGACATTAGCCCAGAGGACATTGCTTTTGCACAAAATCAGACAAAGCTTGCTGAGGAACTATTGGCTAAAACTCAGGTTCAGTTTGAGGCTGGTGTCCAAAAGGCAATCAGTATTGAATTAGCTAAAAAGCAAACAGAGGCTATTGCGCTTAGAGTAAAACTACTAAGAGAAGGCTATGACCAGTCAAATGTTGACAGGATAATAAACTCAACACTTAACGGTGAGTTTGCCTTGAGGAACGCAGAGAGCGGCGCTAGAAACACATTCCGTTTCAGCCCCGCTGGCAAAAAACTGGGGGATGAAATAAAGGGGTATCAAAAAGACATAGCTGGATACCAAGGCTCAATCCCCTCAAACATTTTGCCAGGGACAGAAAAGTATAATCAGCTCTATGCGGCCAGCACTAAAGAAACATTGGAGGAATTC